CTACAGGACCAAGCGTCTCGTGGAGGACCACGCGGCGCAGATCAAGGCCCTGAGTGTTGGCGAGAGCATCGAGGCCACAGTCGCCGACCACGACGCCGAGGACCGGGCCACGCTGGCGCGGCATGGCGTGCCTACGGTGCCGGCCAAGAAGGCAGTCAAGGAAGGCCTCCAGGCGGTCAGCGAGAGGCTGAGAGAAGCGGGCGACGGCCGACCCAGGATCTACTTTTTGCGTGACAGCTTGGTTGAGGTCGACCCGGGACTGGCCGAAGCTGAGAAGCCGCTCTGCACCGAGCAGGAGATTGACGTCTACGTGTGGGCGCAGGCTCAAGATGGCAAGCCAGCCAAAGAGGAGCCGTTGAAGGTCAACGATCACGGCATGGATGCGATGAGGTATGCGGTGATGTATGTGGGCCGCCCCCGGTGGGCCGCCCGCAGTTTCCAGGGGTGAGCATGGCGAGCGATCTCGAGCGTGCCTACGAGGCACTGGCGGCCAAAAGGTCAGCATACGACGAGCTCTGGGCCTACTACGACGGCGACCAGCCGCTGGTGTATTCGGCGGTGCGGCTGCGCGAGATATTCCGCAATGTCGATGCCAAGTTCCGCCAGAACTGGTGTGGCGTCGTAGTCGACTCGATCTTGGAGCGCCTCAACCTGACCGGCTTTACGCTGCTGAGCGAAGCGAAAGCTGATGAGGCCAATGGGCCGGACGTGCCGACGCCGGGAAACGCCGCTCTGGCGGACCTGTGGGCCCGCCAGGGGCTGGCCCTGGATGCGGCCGACATCCACACCGCCACGGCGGTGATCGGCGAGGCATTCCTCATCATTTGGCCGAATGAGGCCGGCGAGCCGGAGGCGTATCACAACCCCCCGCAGCAGTGCGCCGCGTTCTACGATGCGGATAACCCAAGGCGGATGAGCTTTGCGGCCAAGTGGTGGGTAGGCACTGATGGCCGACTGCACCTGACTCTCTACTACGCGGACCGGCTTGAGTACTATGTGTCGGGGGGCAAAGCGGAAAACACTACGAGCGCGCAGGGGCTGGCGCCCGATGATCCTGACAGCGCGCCCAACCCGTATGGCGAGATACCGGTCTTCCATTTCCGCCGTGAGCGCCGGCTCATCAAGGGTGAGTTGGAGCCATCGGTGATTGATACTCAGAATGCGGTCAACAAGCTCTTTTCCGACCTCATGGTGGCGGCGGAGTTCGGCGCCTTCAAGCAACGCTGGGTGATCTCGCAGAGCGATGTATCGGGCCAGTTACGGAATGCGCCGAATGAGATTTGGAGCGTGCCTGCAGGCGATGGTGCAGGGCAGGCGACGCAGATCGGCGAGTTCAGCGAGCAGAACTTGGCCAGCTATCTGAACGCCATGGACAGCCTGGCCTCGGCGCTGGCCAAGATCAAGCGGCTGCCGAAACACTTTTTCTACTCGCAGGGCGGCGACCCCTCGGGCGAGGCGCTCATCGCCATGGAGGCGCCGCTGAACAAAAAGTGCAAGACGTACATCGAGCGGCTATCGTCCACCTGGCAGCGGGCGGTGGCATTCATGCTCAAGTTGCAGGGCATGGCGGTCAGCCCGCAGGACATCCAGGTCAACTATGACGACCCGCGTACCACGCAGCCGGAGAGCGAGGCGCGCACCCGCCAGGCCAACGCAGCGGCCGGCATGCCGCTGCGCACACAACTGCGGCAGGCGGGCTGGACGCCGCAAGAGCTGGCACAGATGGACGCCGACGCCCAGGAAGAGGCCAAGGCCAGGCAGACGATGATGGCCGTGGGGCTGATGGAGCAACAGCGTTTCTTTGACCAGGGGCAGGGTAGCGCGGGCCCAGAATCGTAGGCCCGCGATGGCCGAGCCGTTGGTCGTGCAGATCATGCGCCGCTTCAAGGCGCAGCTCCTGGCCCGCGAAGCACAAGAGATGCGCGCCATGGCCAAGGCCTGGCGGGGCGTGGAGCGGGCGCTGGAGGCGCAACTCGAGGCGCTGGCGAAAGAACTGGCAGCTGAGAAAGCTGCTGGGCTGGAAGGTTCGCAGTGGCGGCTCTTCGAGAAGGAACGCTATCAGGCGCTGCTCAGGCAGACGCGGCACGAGATTAACAAGTACATAGCAGATGCCGAGCGGGCCATCGCCGACGAGCAGGCCGAGCTGGCGGCGCTGGGAGTGCAGCACGCCGATGCGGCGCTGGCGGCCTCGGGGGTGCATGCCTCATTCAGCAGGTTGCCGGTCGAGGCGGTCGAGAACATGGTGGCCATGACGCGCGAGGGGGCGCCGTTACACGAACTGCTGAGCCGTACCTGGCCCGATGCAGTCGAGGGCATGACTACAGCGCTGGTGCGAGGCACGGCGCTGGGCTGGAACCCGCGCAAAACGGCACGCGAGATGCGCGATGGGCTGGCGAGCGGGCTGAATCGCGTGCTCTGCATCGCGCGCACGGAGCAGTTGCGCGCTTACCGCGAGGCCAGCCGGGCCGAGTATGCAGCGTCGGGTGTGGTGAAGGGATATCGGCGGCTGGCGGCGCACGACAGCCGCACCTGTGTCGCTTGCCTCTTGCTCGACGGCCAGTTCTCGACGCTGGACACGGCGCTCGACGACCACCCAAACGGCCGCTGTGCCATGGTGCCGGTGGTGGATGGCATGCCGGACGTGACCTGGCAGACGGGCCGTGAGTGGCTTGAGGGCCAGGATGCCGAGACGCAGCGGGCGATCATGGGACCTGGGCGCTATGATGCGTGGCGTGAGGGTAAGGTCACGCTCAGCGAGATGCTGCGTCCACTCGATGGTGGCGGGGTTGGCGTCAAGAGCCTGGAAGAGTTGGGGGTCGGACCGTCGCGGAAGGTGATGGGCTTTACCTTCTTCCGGGGCACAGCCGCCTCGGTGGCCGAGGCCAGGGCCATAGGCGAGGCGCCAGATGGCTGGGCGAGGCATGAGGTGGTGGTGCGAGAGCAGTACCTGCCGCGCTTCAAGCTGGAGGACGATCTGACGCGAACGATTGGGCTATGGGGCAGCCCGGAACCTTCGTTCAGCGCGCAGCTCAAGGGCCGCCGAAGAAGTGTGCTCGCCATGGCCCGGGCCTGGGGCCAGGAGTACGGCCAGGAAGGCATGGCAGTACTGCTGCCCAACCGGCAGGGAACAGGGGGCAAGGTAATCTGGGATCTTGGGCGCGCCCTTACGGATGCGGAGCTAGATGTGCTGTTGAGGGGTATAGCGGATGCGAATGACCGTCTGGCGGCTGGTCTGGCGCAGCGATTCGGTCTGGCGGAGGCGTACAAGCTCGGACTCAGTGTCAGGGAAAACAGGATTGCCGAGCTATGGGTTAAGGATGATACGCAGCAGGCCATCGGCAGACTGTTGATGCGAGAGGCGCTACGAGCGATCGGCTTAGGCGATCTCAATGGGCGCTGGGAAGGGGGCTACGACTTTGAGCTCCTGCTCAGGGGCACCGGCTACTGAGGGGGCTTTGTGGCGCGCAGAATGATCTCGGCACTGACAGGGGTCTTGGGGTCTGACGCGCTGGCCGAGCGTATCTTTTCAAGCTCGGCAAAGAACTCTTCCCAGGAACGATCAATATCGCCGTCAAGGAAGACGAGTGCTCTGGCAGTGACCAGGGCTTGCACTTCGGGTGAGTAGTCTTGGCGATTGCGTGATACCGGTGTGCTCATACCCCTATTGTAGCGCGATAGGGGGCAGAACGCAAGTGGGCGAGATGCCCACAGTACGCAGAATGTGGCAGCGGTGAAGCGTCGCTGCCTCAGGCGGCGAGATGCCGCGATGGACCGGCTGAAGCCGGTAGGAGCATGGCGAGATGCCAAAAGATACCAACGACAACGGAGCCGGCAACGATCAGCAGCAGGACGAGGGCGGGCAGCAATCCGGTCAGCAGGGCGGGACGGGCGCGGGGACCGCGCCCCTACAGTACGATGCCTGGCTGGCGCAGCAGCCCGACGACATCAAGGCCCTCATCGGAGGCCACATTCAGGGGCTGCGCAACACGGTGCAGGCCACGCGGGGCGAGCGGGATGCTCTCTCGCAGCGGCTGGCCGACCTGACCAAGGCCCTGGGCAAGGATACGCCGGAAGAGGCGCGCAGGCTGCTCAGCGAGATGCAGAGCGAGCTCGAGACGACCTCACGGCGAGCGGCCTTCTACGAGGAAGCGGGCAAGCCGGAGATCGGCTGCAGCAACCCGAGGGCAGCCTTCCTCGTCGCGCAGGCCGAGCAGTTGTACGACCGGCGGGGCAATCCAGACTGGGCGGCTATCAAGCAGGCAGCGCCGGAGCTGTTCCGCAAGGGCTCACCCGCACCCGCGGGCAACGCCGGTGCGGGCACGGGCAACCCGCCGCCCGCCGGCAAGAGCATGAACGATTTCATCAGAACAGCCGCAGGACGCACCTGATGCCGGGTAAGAAACCCGGCCCACACGTAAGGAGCATGAGCCATGCCTTTCAACAACGTGATCTCGCGAAACGACGCTGCGGCTCTCATCCCGCCAGAGGTGAGCGCCGAGATCATCAAGAGTCTGGCGGCGACCAACCCGCTGCTGACCATGGCGCGGCGGCTGCCGAACATGAGCCGGGCGACGCGGACGATGCCGGTGATGAGCGCGCTGGCGACGGCGTACTTTGTCAACGGCGACACGGGCCTCAAGCAGACGACCGAGCTGAACTGGGCCGGGGTCAACATCCATGCCGAGGAGCTGGCGGCCATCGT